ATCGGAAGACTCCGTCGGCACCGTGCCTTCCAGCGCTTTGACCGAGAATTCGTGATGCTGGCGACACACGGAATGGCGGTCATAACCGGCCGTGGTGATCTCGAAGATCAAGGGCTGGCGCCGCGCACCAGTGGCGGTGTTCAGCTTCTGAATGATCTCGGGTCCCGGATGTTCGTGCACTTCGTCGACGGCCGCAAAGTGAATGTTCAATCCGTCCATCTTGGTGGCGTCGGCCGACAGCGGCCGGAACCAGGACGACGTCGGCAACACCGCCAGATTGTTCACCGTCCTGGTAATCCTTGCCTGCAGCGCCGCGCTTGCCGCCACCATGCGCTCGGCTTCGCCAAAGACGATGCGCGCCTGGTCGCGGGTCGTCGCTGCCGAATAGACATGCGCACCTGGCTCGCCATCAGCAATCAGGGCATAAAGCGCGGTTCCTGCCAGCAGCACCGACTTGCCGTTCTTCCGCGCCACCTCGACGTAAGCCGTACGGAAACGGCGCAAGCCATGTTGGCCCGAACGGGTCTTCCGCTTCCAGCCATAAAGCGAGCCGACGACGAACTGCTGCCACGGCTGCAGCGCAAACGGCTCTCCTGCCCATTCGCCGGTCGAATGACGCAGATGACCGAAGAAGGCGATCGCGTGCCGGGCGGCAGCGCCGTCCCAGACGAGGCCACGCTTGCCACCAAGTTTCAGATCGGCAAGGTGGCGTTCGCAGGCCAGCTTCACCAGCCGGCCGGCAATGATCTTGCCGCTGATGACACCACGCGCATAGGCCGTGACCGGACAGACCAGCTTCTTGCTGCGGCTGCCGGATTTACGCTTTTCTGCCACGGGTCAAAAAATCCTCGAATGGATCACTGGTCTCGGCAGGCTCCGCCATGCGGATGCGCGAGCGGCTGGACGGTGTCAGCCCGAACTCGCTCTCGATCTGCGCCATCTGCGCCAGGCACTTGTTGGCCACCGCCAGAAACGGATTCTGGATGATGTTGTCATTCGACGTCTTCACCACCGGACCACGGCGCTTCACCTCCTGCTCGGCTTCGAGCCAGCGACGCCAGATCACGACGTAGCGGGCGAGTGCGCCGGTATCCAATTCGGTCATGACGCCGTGCCGGGCGAGCAGTTCCGCCATCTCCATGAACTTGACGCGGGCCTCCTCATCGAGATGGTCGGGTGGCTCCGGCGTCGCCCCCACCGGCTTCGGCTCGGCCTTGTTCAGGCGGTGCGGCCGCGCCGTGCCCTTGACCAGCTTCAGATGCGTCGGCAGCGGCTTGCGGCCGGCCATGTCAAAACTCCATGCATTATCCAGTGTCGTTACCGCGAAGGCGTACTGCCTCGAACAGCCGCCGCAATGTGAACGAGCGCGCGATCGACACCACGGTGAAGATCGCGCCCATGGCCATGTTCTCTGCCAGCGTGGTCGACAATCCGAACAGCGGGAACACCACGATCTGTGTCACCACCGCGATGCCGTAGCCGATTGCGACATTGGTGAGGGATTCCACCAGCGACATGGCGCGCGACTGTTTCATGCTGCTGCCGCGTCCTTGGCCGCATCCCCGGCCACATTGTCGGTATTGGGCACGCGCTCGGAGGCGATCTCGTCAAAGCTGCGGCCGTCACCATCCAGCGTCGCCACCTTGCCGGTAAATTCCTGCCAGCGTTTGACGACCACGTCGCAGAAGGCTTCCGACAGCTCCAGCCCGTAGACCTTTCGCCCGGTCTTCTCGCCGGCGATCAGCTGCGAGCCGGAACCGGAGAACGGCTCGTAGCAAATGTCGCCCGGACGGGTGTGCAGCTGCATCGGCAGCGTGAACACCCGCACCGGCTTCGAGGTCGGATGCTCGCGGGTCTCGATTTCCGAGGACGGGATGTTCCAGACCGTCGTCGGCCAGCTTTCGAACCCCTCGCGATTGATCCTTGGCTTCTTGCCGCGAACCCAGCCGAACAGGCAGGGCTCGTGCGCCCACAGCATGACCGAGCGGGTCAGCACCGGGCGGGATTTGGCCCAGATGATCTGCTGGTGATGCAGCACGTCGAACTTGTCCCAGACATTTTCCAGCATGCGCTGGCGGCGCGAGGCGTGCCAGCAGTACCAGGCGACGTCCTCGGCAATGGCATGCTCGATCGCCGTCCGGCAGAAGGCTTCGTAGAACTGCGGGCCTTGTGAGGAATCATCCCAGTGCTTCTGCTCGACATAGTCATCGGACCAATCCTTGTTCGCGATCTTCTTGGCCCGCGCCGAGGCGGTCTTCTTCGTCGGATGGTTGGTTCCGTCATAATCGACCAGGTAGGGCGGATCGGTGGCAAACAGCGCGGCGCGCTCGTCATTCATCAGCCTGGTGACATCTGCCCCATCGGTGGAGTCGCCACAGAGCAGTCGGTGTTCACCCAGCAGCCAGAGGTCACCGCGCCGTGTCACCGGCGTTGCCGGCACTTCAGGAATGGCGTCGTCCTCGGTCAGGCCGCCCTGTTCTTCGCGATGGCCGTAGAGCAGGTCCTGGAGTTCGTCGTCCCCGAAGCCGGTGAGCCCGAGATCAAAGCCTGCCTCCTGCAGATCGGAAAGCTCGAGCGCCAGCAGTTCCTCGTCCCACCCGGCATTGATGGCAATGCGGTTGTCGGCAAGCACCAGCGCCCGACGCTGGGTTTCCGACAGGCCCGACAGCACGATGGCCGGCACCGTCGCCATGCCGAGCTTGCGTGCGGCAAGCACCCTTCCATGGCCGGCGATCAGGGTGCCATCCTCGGCAATCAGCACCGGGTTGGTAAAGCCGAAGGCGCGGATCGAGCCGGCGATCTCGGAAACCTGTGCTTCCGAATGCGTGCGGGCGTTGCGGGCATAAGGAACCAGCGCATCGAGCGGCCGATATTCGACGGCAAGACGGCGATCGCCATGATCGGGCGCATTGTGCGCAAGGTCAGCCATTTGCGTTTTCCGTTTCCAACAAAATCAACATGTTAGCCATGCACCCCCCCCATCGCCATTTTGGCCACGGATGCGCGTTTGGTGGCGCGCGGTCCTGGGGTCGAACTCTCCAGAGATTTGACCTCCCCCGGGGGGGCTCACGAGCGGCGGCGCGCATTGCCGAAGCCGCCATCCTTCGCAGCCGTCTTCCGGCCGTGGCACGACGCGCACAGCGCCTGCCATCGGCTGCGGTCCCAGAACACCATCTCGTCACCGCCATGCGGATCGACGTGGTCGACGACGCTGGCCGGTCGGATCAGATCATGGCGCGCGCATTCCACGCACAGCGGATGATCGTGCAGGAAGGATGCGCGTTCCGTTCGCCAGCGCTTTGAGCGATAGAGCGCTCGGGCCACCGGATTGCGCTGGCGGGCATAGTCCTGGTCACGCTCCCGCTTCTCGCGCCGGCCAACCGGGCGATGGATCGGCGGGCGGACAGGCATGATGCTGATCTCGATGATGATGGTGGTGGCGGAAACGACAACGCCCGCGATGGAAGTATCCGTCGCGGGCGCTACTCTCCCGAGCATAGCCAGAATATACCCCAAACCAGCCGTTTCTGTCCGCTTATGATATGTCCGGCGGACATACTTAGCTCAGCTACGCAGATGCATGTACAGCGAACATTAACGTCTGGCGGTTCTGCTTGTCGGGAGCCATACAACTTCGGCCGGCTTTCGGCGGTGCTGCGCAACCACAACCGCCTCAATCAACAGATCCAAGGCCTGGCGGGCTTGGACGCTAACTTTGTCGTCACCCTGCAGTTGTTCGAGGGCTCGTTCGAGATGGATGCGGGCAGCCGCATGGTCGCTTTGCATGGCATGTTTTCTCCATCGCCCCTGGGAAACTATGCGGCACCGACGCTGAACAGATCGCAAAAACATGTGATCGACTTTGATTCAAAGATTAGCAAAGCGTCCGCCTGCTGAGCATGCCCCGTTCCACGCGTGGTTAGGTTTGTCCCGCTTGCGGTAAGTTCGCTCACGCGTTGCTCGTTTCAGAGGCTGATAGTGCGTAGAAGAAACGGCGGCACAAGGATTGGATGATGAACATGCGCCGCCGTATTGGGTCGAACGAGGAACTAATCGACAACTTCAAGGTGAGGCAAGATAGTTAACAGGACGTTGTCTTGGTACTATCGGAACGGGTGTGTGCAAAATCCCGCACCCGCTCGATGACATAGCGCCGAGAGCGGTTCCTCGGCACCGGCTGGCGGTTCAGCGTCATGGAGATAACACACAGCGCGTAGAGCCAG